CCGAAGCCGGACGGACACGACCGGCACTGTATGGACTTTATGAGGTAGCCCGATGCACACCGCTTTTTCTTCCCCTTCTTCTGCCCCAGCGGCCCCGCTGATGCCGATCACTGACGCCGTTCAGGAGCGCTTCATTCGCCTGCCTGAAGTGATTCACCTGTGCGGCCTGTCCCGCTCCACCATTTACGACCTCATCAGCCGGGAGGCTTTTCCGAAGCAAATCTCGCTCGGGGGTAAAAACGTGGCGTGGGCGCAGTCTGAAATCACCGCCTGGATGGCGGATCGCATTGCCGAACGTAACCGGGGCTGTGACGCATGATAATGGCCGCTCAGCAAAAAGCCCCTTTTTCTGGCTTGCATCCGTTGTATGTTTCCTGGTACAGTTTTGCCGTTGCCGCAAAATCGGCAGCCGGGCGTGGAAACCCGTGTTTAACTATGGCGACATCAGACGCGCCTTGCGTCTTTTTTTATGTCTGTGCCTTGATGCACCCATTCTCTGCGCAACGGTTCAAGAACCTGTGTGCTGTTTTGATAATGGTGGCTCAGGCGGGGCCGACTTCGGTCGGGCCGGTTCCCATAGTTACCGGTATTTCCACCCCCGTCTGGGCTACCACCCATAAGTGTGGAAACTTCGGTGGTAGCTGTAACCAGCTAACTATGGAGGTTGCCCTTATGGCTACGACCCTCAACCCGTCACATCCGCAGTTTATCTTTGTGTTTGCCGCCGTTCGTCGTGCAGACCGTAAACCCCGTATCTGTATGCTCCGCACCATCGCCGGTGATGAACATACCGCACGTCTTTCCCTCGTTCGCGATTACGTCCTCTCGTTTGCTGGCCGTCTGCCGGTTGCGGAGGTGTGCGCATGAAACACACCACCATCACCATTCAGGAGCTCGAATGCCTGGAGCATCTGCGCAACGTTGGCCACTTCGTTAACAGCCTGATGCAGGAGCAGGACTGCTCCACCGTTCGCCGCGACCCGGCGCAGCAGTCGCAGCTCACCTCCGTGATTTATCTCATGACCGCCCAGCTCGATGGCGTGGTCGAGCAGTGCAATCAGCGCTGGCTGACCACCGGGGAGGGCAACGTATGAAAAAGCCATTACCGCCCGTACTCCGTGCCGCCCTGTACCGCCGCGCTGTGGCCTGTGCCTGGCTGATTGTGTGCGAACGTCAGCGCCGCTACCCCCATCTCACCCTCGAGGCGCTGGAAAGCGCCATTGCCGCCGAGCTGGAGGGCTTCTACCTGCGCCAGCACGGCGAGGAGAAAGGCCGCCAGATTGCCTGCGCACTGCTGGAGGATTTGATGGAAGCCGGACCGCTTAAGGCCGCCCCGTCACTGTCCTTTCTTGGGCTCGCCATGATGGATGAACTCTGCGCCCGCCATATCACATCCCCTATACTGCACTGAGGGAGAAAATAACGATGAAAATGAACGTAACTGACACCGTAAAACAGGCGTGCGGCCACTGGCCGCGCATTCTCCCGGCGCTGGGTGTAAAAGTGATTAAAAACCGGCATCAGGCCTGCCCGGTATGCGGCGGCTCCGACCGCTTCCGCTTCGATGACAAAGAGGGGCGCGGCACGTGGTTCTGTAACCAGTGCGGCGCGGGTGATGGCCTGAAACTGGTCGAAAAGGTGTTCGGCGTATCGGCCGCAGAGGCTGCCGGAAAGGTAGGAGCCCTGACCGGCAACCTGCCGCCGGTTGCCCCGGAGGTGATTGCGGTCTCAGAGGCGGAAACCGATGTAGACCACAAAGCGGCGGCCACACTAGCCTTAAAACTCCTGGAGAAGACCCGCACGACCACCGGCAACGCCTACCTGACCCGCAAGGGCTTCCCCGATAATGAGTGTGTGATGCTGACGGCCACGCATAAAACCGGCGGTGTGACATACAGTGCCGGGGATTTGGTTGTTCCGCTGCATGACGATACCGGCGCGCTGGTTAATCTTCAGCTTATCAATGCTGACGGTCTCAAACGCACCCTGAAGGGCGGCGCGGTAAAAGGGGCATGTCATACGATCGAGGGGCAGAAACAGGCCGGAAAACGGCTGTGGATAGCGGAGGGCTATGCAACAGCACTCACCGTGCATCATCTGACCGGAGAAACCGTCATGGTCGCTCTGTCGTCCATGAACCTTCTTTCTCTGGCGAGCCTTGCCCGCAGTAAATACCCCGTCTGTCAGATTGTCCTCGCTGCTGACCGCGACCTCAATGGAAACGGCCAGACTAAGGCCGCAGCGGCCGCACAGGCCTGTGAGTGCACGGTTGCCCTCCCGCCGGTGTTCGGTGACTGGAATGATGCGTTTATACAGAATGGCGAGGACGCCACGCGTAAAGCGATTTACAGTGCCATTAGGCCAGCGGCGCAAAGCCCGTTCGATACCATGAGCGAGGCGGAGTTTACCGCCATGAGTACCAGCGAAAAGGCGATGCGGGTGCATGAGCATTACGGCGAAGCGCTGGCCGTGGACGCCAACGGCCAGCTCCTGTCCCGGTATGAGGCTGGGACATGGAAAATTATCCCGACGTCAGGTTTTGCACGCGACGTGGCCGGCCTGTTCCAGCGACTGCGCGCCCTATTCTCTTCAGGGAGAATTGCCTCGGTGGTCGACACTCTAAAACTGATTATTCCGCAGCAAAATGCACCGGCACGACGTTTGATTGGCTTCCGTAATGGGGTGCTCGACACCCAAAGCGGATTATTCAGCCCCCACAGTAAAACGCACTGGCTACGCACGCTGTGCGATGTTGATTTTACCCCACCGGTAGAGGGGGAAATGCTGGAGGCGCACGCGCCGAATTTCTGGCATTGGCTCGACCGCGCAGCAGGTGGAAACGCTCAAAAACGGGATATAATTCTTGCCGCGCTGTTTATGGTGCTGGCGAACCGCTACGACTGGCAGCTCTTTCTCGAAGTGACCGGTCCCGGCGGGAGCGGAAAAAGTATTCTGGCCGAGATTGCGACCATGCTCGCCGGGAAGGATAACACTACCTCAGCGACTATCGAAACGCTGGAGTCATCGAGAGAACGTGCTGCTGTAATTGGTTACTCGTTGATTATTCTCCCCGATCAGGAGAAGTGGAGCGGGGATGGTGCCGGTATAAAAGCCATCACCGGTGGCGATGCGGTCTCGGTCGATCCGAAATACCGCGATGCGTACTCCACCCATATTCCGGCAGTGATTCTGGCCGTGAACAACAACCCGATGCGCTTCACCGATCGCAGCGGTGGTGTGTCACGACGGAGGGTGATTATGCATTTCTCGGAGCAGATCGCACCGGAGGAACGCGATCCACAGCTGAAAGATAAAATTGCCTGTGAGCTGGCTGTCATTGTGCGCCAGCTTATGCAGCAGTTTAGTGATCCTATGACGGCGCGGAGGTTGCTCCAGTCTCAGCAGAACTCTGAGGAGGCAATCAACATCAAACGTGACGCAGATCCGGCCTTTGATTTTTGTGGCTATCTCGAAGCACTGGAACAGCCAAACGGAATGTATATGGGTAACGCCAATATCGTCCCACGACAGCCCCGCAACTACCTTTACCACGCCTATCTGGTCTACATGGAAGCCAACGGCTACAAGAATGTCCTGAGCCTGAAAATGTTCGGGCTGGGGCTACCGCTGATGCTCAAAGAGTATGGGGTGAATTACGAGAAACGACATACCCGGCAGGGGACGCAAACTAACATCACGCTGACGGATGAAAGCAATTCCGACTGGCTACCCAAATGTGATGACAAACTCGTGATTTAACCTGATAAACCGGCGCAAGCCGGTTTTTTTATAAATTCAGTATGGAATGAACGCCTTGATGAACATTCAACCCTTCACTGATCGTTCTTCACTAACCACTTATCATATTGATTTAATTGCATAAAACATTATAGTGAACAGAGTGAGCAGTCAAAGACAAAAAAAGTTTATCTTGGTCTTAAATGAAAATCTCTCATCGTTACTATTGGGATTTTTAAAAATAGAATGAAAAATATACAATTTTTATTTGTATGTGAAAGTCAGAGATGACGCTCAAATTATTGGGAAAAATACAATAAAACTTGTTTCACTTAACTCTTCCTAAGCATGATTTGTTGTGCTAAATTTTTTTTACGGCTCTGCCTTAAATCTGCGAGGTCGTTTCGCCTCGAATTATCTAATGTAAGCAAGATCACGCATCCGCCACTCTGGATGACCGCTTGTCGCACTCTCTGGATTACCTCCGGTTGCGCAAGGTGATTGGGCAGAGCCGTAACTTTTGTTCAAAATGCGAGGGAGCGTAATGTCGTTACATATAAAAATACTATTAAATAACCTGACTTCGACAAATAACGCTGATTTACTACCAAACCTACCGCAAGTAGAGCCACAACCAAATCTATCGCCCGGCAAAACAGAATGGGATAATAAAAAATTATCAAATCGTACTTTGCTTACTGATGATGAGAGAAGTAAAATTCTCTCGGGTATTGAGAACAGTAAGATAATAATTAGTTCTCCGACTGATGTCGCAAACTTATTAGAAGTTCCAACAGGGCAGTTACTATATATTTTATATGAGAGAAAAAATAATTATCGAAGCTTTATATTAAAAAAGAAAAATGGCAAGAATAGAATTATAAACACACCCTATTCAGGATTAGCTATATTACAACAAAGATTAAAATTAATACTTGATTACTTCTACAGACCAAAAAAATCCGCGCATGGATTCATAAAAAATAAAAGTATTATTTCTAATGCCGAAAAACACATAAAAAAGAAATATGTTGTCAATCTTGATCTTGAAGATTACTTCGGAACAATTACTTTCCCACGCATTTATGGTATTTTTAAAAGTAGACCTTTTAACTTTTCCCATCCAGCTGCTACAGTTTTAGCTCAACTCTGTACACATGAAGGTAAATTGCCTCAAGGCGCGTGTACTTCTCCGGTGCTTGCGAA